GCCAGAGACAGAACCGACGTAAACCGTTTCAATGCCGGGCGTGATTGTGAGCGTTTGCACGCTTACCCATGACGACGTGTATTTCTCCAGGACGCACGAAGCGCCAGCCGGAAGCGATGCGGAAGCCGTGGCATCCATTTGCACTCGCCAGGGAGTATCGGCCGGGACCGTGACCGCCGTTTGCGTGTATGGCTGAGTTGTTGAAAACAGAAGCCCTTTTACGTTGCTCATCCCGAAAAAGATCGATAGACCACCCGAGCAAATCGGCCCGGTGTAAGTCATTCGATAACGATCGCCGCCAGTCACGCTGAAATTGAAGCTGCCGAGGTAGCTTGCCGCCGTTGTTGAGTAGGTCTTAATCGTCACCCACGTGCCGCCAGACCAATGCTGTAGGCGTGCAGTTTTCGTGCTCGATCCTCCGCCAGTGTAGCCGATTTGAAAATCATGCGTCCCACTATCAGCAAGGATGAATTCCTCCCATTCAAACGTTCCAACCCTGAAGAGGTCGGAGTAAACGGGATTCACACGGTTTGCTTCCTTGGCATTCTCGTCTCTCAATGGTGGATATTTCCAGGGCACCGGGCGCAATTCCCAGCCGTCCACCTTTCGCAAAAGCTCTTGCGGTGGATAGTCGGGATGCGTCAAAAACATCACGTCGTTAATCTGCGCGTACTGGATCTCGTCCAAGTCCGATTCATCCCAAGGGGCCGCGATCGTGTCACCATCAAGCGCCACCGTGCCAGCGTCCCAAAACCGCATTGATTCGTGTCCAAGCTCGATGAAGTAGCGAGTCGTTACCGAGAACGTGAAGGGAATCAGCCGAGAGTGCTTATCGCCATCCAGGGCCTCTGCAACGTGCATCAGTGAAGGGCGACGACCAGCCCCGCCAAAGACGCGAGGCATGAAGTTTGCCATTTGAACCGCGGCGCGACGGAGGCTTTCGAGGTCGCCACGACCGCGCATGAGAGGCGTAATCTCGCCACCATTGAGGGAGTTGATAGCCGCCTTCATTACCAGTTTCTTGCGCCGAGTCTTGCGTTGATGTATCCGCTATCCTGGAAGGCGAGGATTGCCCTTGGCTTGTCTTCGCCCAGGTTTGCGCCACCCGCCTTGGTGATGGCCCGTTCTGCTTTGGCTTCCAGATCCGCTGCCATAGTTTGCGAGTTCGAGAGCGATGGAGCCACAGCCGCGGCTAAAGCAAAGGCAAACGCTGCATGAAACCCATCGTCCCAGGAAGACACATCTTCGTTTCGGTAAACGTATCGAAGTTCGGCGGTTTCGTCGTTAGTCAGGAGCTTATCGCCTTCGATCTCGAAGAGTGCTTGTGACGTTCCAGCCGCTTGAGCGTTGAACTCAACCGCCCGAATGTAATCGGTGGGAAGCTGATATTGGTAGGTATAGCCAAACGCCGGAGCAGTCGCCAGGGCTGAGAGGGTCGCCCGCTTCAATGCGAAGTTCCATTCACGGCGGCGGAGAATTGAATCCCGCGTCACGTCCCACATTTCCCGCAACTTCTCAGCTACCGGGCTCCGCTCGTCCAGCGACGTAATGCGAGAAGCGCCGAGTTTGCCAAGCGCGATATTTGCCAGAAGTGTTTTGGTCATGCTACGAAAAAGGCGACGGGCTGGAATGAACCAACCCGCCGCCAGTAGAGGTTAACAACGGGGGAGTTTTGGCTTACGCTGGGTCGTCCAGGGTGTAACCAATCTCGACGGTGTAAGTGTTCGTCGCGGCCAAGGTAAGAGTAGTACCAGTACCGTAGTTCAGAACGATCTTCAGTAGATCCGTTGCGGCCAGTTCGACGGGTGCACCGCCAGCCGTAGGGATAGCGAGGGTCGTTGTCGCGGTTGCGCTGGTGACCTGCGAGGTTTGAGCCGAGAGCGCGACAGCGTTAGCGCCCGCTGAATCGGTCTTTTGCAGGGTGAACTTGACGGCAGTAGTACCGGAACCAGTGCCACGAATGCGGCAGAGTTCGGGAATCACGCGAGCGCCAGGAAGCGCCAGCGAGCCAAGTTTCACGGTGTCACCATCTGCGCGGTCAGCATCAGCCGTAAAGGTGAAGCGAGCCGTGCGAAGGGCAGCGTGAAGAGGGGCGCGGGAAGGGCTGTAGTTAACAGTGGTTGCAGCGAGATTGAGAGAGGCTTGATAATCAGAGTCGATGGAAGGCATAATAGAAGAAGGATGAAGGTTTGAAGATTGCCCGCCCCGGTTAAGGGGCAGGCGTCAGGATGAAGGTTGAACTACGGGGACGGATCGCATGGAACTTGAAGAACCATTTCGTCGTATGCGCGGAAGCAGCCCCATTCACCGTAAGCGGTGATCTGGATTGCGTGCTTGTCGGTGGGCAGAACGTCGATATGGCTTTCCATTCCCATCAGCGGAGCGGAGACGAAGCCGCGTTTGCAGAAGGCCAGAGCGGTTTGAACACCTGTACCGGAGTCTTCAGCGAGACGATTCGACTCGATGACGCGGAACATGCCGAGGAGTTTCGCTTCCTTGTTGCCAGTCATGTACATCTCAATCCACTTCAGAACGATCTTTGCCCAAGCGCCATTGCTTGCGGCTTCAGCATCAAGCATGAGTTGAGTGATCATTTCTGGAGTGACTGCGAGAACGCAATCCTCTTGATCGGCGTCGATCTCCAATTGCTTGAAGCGCGTGCGGATTTCAAGAGTCTTCCAGACGGTCAGACCAGAGTTGCTGCCGACAGCCTGAAGGGGCTTCGTGTAGTTCACTGGGATGATTTGAGCCGTTGGGAACGTCTGCGGCGTGACGTGCGGAGCGGCACCGCCGAGAGCGTCTGCAGTAGCCGCCGCAATGAACAAGTCATCTTGGATACGACCAAGGCCCTTGCGCATTTCGGTCAACACAAAGCCCGTTGGAAGCGCGATGGTGTCGAGCTTCTTGGCGTCCTTGCGGTCGAACTTGATGGGTTGCGCTTCGAGGTCTTGCTTGAAGCCGGAACGGAAACCGCCTTCAAATTCGACCGCGTTCGTCTTGCCAAAACGCGTGTTATCAACACGCCATTCGTTGGCTTGACCTTCGCGAAGGATGAATTGTTTAGCGGTCCAGCCGGACTCGACGATGGAGACATTCGCAAGCTTAGCCTGCTCCTGTTGAATGGTGGCTTGGAAGGCATCACGGTACTTCTGCTTGAAGTGTTCGGGAATGCCGTAGGTGGGATCAAAAGACATAGAAGGGAAGGAGGGTTGAAGAGTTCGCTAACTCGCTCGTTTCCCGGTAAGCCACTCAGTGGGCCGGACTGCCGCGCCGTGCTTTACGGGTAGGCTCCTAAAACAAGAAGGCCCTCGCACTGCTGCCAATGCGAGGACCAACTTTGAAGTGCGCAACTGGTTTTTTTACTTTCCTCCAGTTGCAGCGCGGTAGGCCGCGTCAATGCGGGCGTGGACTTCCTTGTCACCCTCTGCCCATTTCTTATGGAGCGGATGATCTTTGTTGCCCATGATCGCCTTTGCCTCGTCAACGCTCATTGCACCCGGATTGCCGGAGCCGGGAGTGAAGCCGTGCTCGCCAAGTTGCGCGGAGAGTTTGGCGAATGCAGCAAGGGCTTCGTTGCCCCAATAGTCTTTGTCTGCCGGGTCGAATGCGTTCGGAGGTAAGCCAACTTTAGCGCCGACTTTTTGAGCCGCAGCAACCGCAGCGTTCACCGCGTTCGTGTCGCCGTTGAATCGCTTCGCAAGGTCCGCTTTCTCCGCTTCAAGGCTCTTCGCGATCTCTTCGCGAGCCTGCGCCACTTGTGCCGCAATGCGCTGAGTCTGGAACTCAGTCAGCTTTGCAGCTTGCTTAGCGGTAAGCCCCAGTTCGTGCGCGGTCTTGCCAAACTCAGCGGCGTACGCATCATCCCAAGCGACGCCATCGGGCAACGTCTCAGGTTTTACCAAGCCGTAGCCGGTCGGATCATCTGGAACGCCTAGAGCTTTACGGAATGCAGCCAAATCTTCAGGCTTTGCGTCATCGCCAGGAACGCGAACCATGCCCTCAGTCTTGGCTCTCGCTGCCGCCATGTTATCGCGGAGCATCTTATCAACATCCGCCACGGTCTTAGCTTGTGCCAGTGGCCCGCTGTAGTCAGAGCCGAAAGCCTTCGTATGCCAGCCCTCAGAGAAAGAGCCGTCTGGCTGTAGAGCGCCTTCAAACGTCGGAGTAAAGGCGGGCGGATCGCCTCCGCCGCCATTGCCACCGTCGCCTGGGTCACCTTCGCGGAAAGGGCCGCGATTCCATGAGAAGAGGTTCACGCCTTACCTCCTTTCGGTGTCTTCGTTCCGAAACGTGGGTCTTGCCCAGCCGGGACGTTGTAAGGGTTCTTCGGGTCTGGCGCTTTCTTGGCTGGCGCTGGCGTTTCCGCTTTCTCTTCAACGGGGTCAGACTCGCCAACCGTGAAGGTCAGCTTGCGTCCAGCGACCTCGTTGATCTTGCCTTTGATGGCGGGCGGAGTTGCGGCATTCATCGCGGCGGTATCGCCTTCGATGGTTCCGATTTGCTCGCCGTCTTTGAGGATGACGGCCCCTTCGATTTCGATTTTCATTGTGTTGGTTTGTTGGGTTTATCCACCATCTCAGGCGGAGAAAATTCTTCGGAGCCGTAGCGCCACAGAGCCGCCACGACTTCGCAATTGCCCCGGTAATGGTCAGAGCGCCCAGGCGTTTGATCCATCGGGTGACGAGCTTGGCAAAGGATGCGCAGCAGAGCGCGGCCAGACGGGCAGTTGAACGTGGACTTACACAGCGCCTCGAAGTCGATGCGGTCTTGCGGCGTCTTGATAATGTCCTGCTCAAAGCTCATTGCATAGCCTCCACAAGCGCGGGCGATTTAGCCGCCTGCATTGCCATTTCTGCCATTTGCGCTTGCTCTTGCGCCTTCTGCCGAGCCTCACGAAGAGAAACAACCTGCTCTTCATCGAGCAAGTAATTCGCTGGCATCCCGTCAGAGCGGCTCAAGTCACGGAACGCCGCGTCAGAGTCGAGGTTATCAAACACGTCCGGCTTCAATTGCGAGAGCGGCAAGAAGAGTTCGAGCGCGTTCGCCATCGCGGTTTTCTTGAGCGACTGGAGAGCCAGGGCCATCCTTGAAGTATGGACCGTACGAGGAAACGCGATGATCGGCCCGCCTGGAGTTTGAAGGATTGCCTCTTGTGGCGCAGGCGGGAGAAGTCCGGCGCGGTAGAGCAACTGGAAGACGCGCTCAAGTAGCGGGTTGATGAACTCCGAAGTCAGGCCGGAGAAGGCAGGGGAGAAACGAGCCAGCTTTTCAGCCTCACGCGCCCGCACTTCTTGCGCCGTAATCTGCCGCTCAATCTGTTGGAACTGCTGAAACAGCGAGAAGTGAAACGCTTCCTGGATTGCATATTCCTTGCGCTTAATGAGTTCGAGACCAACATTAAATTGCCCCCCGGTCATCCATTCACGAACCCTTTCATTGCCGCTGGCTGGCTCTATGGTAATCCCGCCAGCCCTCAAGTCTGGGACGTATTCCATACCTTCAGGAACCACGACGCGAGGATTGACGGTGACCTCGCCTAGCGTCGCCATCAGCAATTCCATATAGTTCACGCCACGGATCTCAGAAAGAGCCAGCATCGCAGGACTTGCGCCGTATGGGCTCTGCTCCGTCCAACGGAAGTATCGAGAGACGAACATCGGCAACTCTTCAAAGCCGCCTTCTTCAATCTTCAATTTGCTGTCAATGTGAATGTAACACGATGCCCAAGGCATTCCAAGCGGACCGCCCGCCGGGTTGCGGTCCTTCAATTCGCGGGGATAAATGGCGTGAAGATAGCGCTCCTTCTCGTTGATCTTGCCGCTTGCGATATGCTGCTTCACTCGCTCAGGAAGGCGATCATCGCCAAAACGAGCCCTCGCTTGGTCGGCAGTCCATTGGACTTCACGAAACCAGCGGTGGACATAGAGCTCATCGTCCTCAGCCACGGTGTAAGAGCCGCAATCGTGCGTGTGACAGTGCAGTGGATGCCGCTTCCCTTCGCGCACTGACAACGAGCTAATGCCAAACGTTGACCAATCCGCGAACGCTTCATGCACACGATTGTAAAAGTTACTCGATGCAAGGTAAGCCGTCGCGATTTCGGAGCATTGAGCAAGCCAATCCTCAACCGCTGCTTTACCCTGGAGTTGTGGCGCCGGCTTCCAGGTGAACCATTGCGAATCGCTTGGAACGATCCACGAAACGCAGCCAGCCGCCAAAGCTTCATTTGCCCGAATCGCTGCCGAGTTCAAAAGCCGTTGATCTGGCGTGTAGCCTTGCGTTGAAGCCGTTCCGTTGCCGTAAGCGTTTGTGATGACGGAGAGCTTGCGAGTTAGGCACATCGCCCCGCATTCATCCCACAGGTTAACCATGCCGGATACGTCGGTCCGCATCTGGTCGTTGAGCTTGACGATTTCCTCGCCTGTCATGCTGGCTTTGCGCCTCCCAGGCTAGGTGTTGAGCCGAGTTTCCCTTCGCCGCGCATCACGGTACGTTGCACGCCAAAACGCCGCTTCGACCGCCGCTTTTGCTCCGTCGCAGCTTCGAGAGCATCAGGGCTTGCTTGTGTCGGTGGCGATGCAGGCCGAAACGTTGGTGTCTTGATTGATCCTGCTGCCTCCGCTTGCTGCTGCATCAGCTTCATTTGAAGCTCGAACTGCTTCTGGCTTTGCTGCCGGGCGGCTTTTTGCTCTTTGATTGCGGCGGAATTGTCGGGTGATTTCATGGCTTAGGCGGTTCCAACTCACCAGACGGGGCGAACCACGCCGAGCAAACGCAAGCCATTTTTTGGGGCAGGGGAGCCATGATGTAGCCACGGCAAGGGAACCTGTCAGGCACCAGATATACCAGCAATCGCCTTCAGGGTCCGTCTGGGTGATGTCGTCCAGCTTCGACCGCTCCCAGTGCGACCATACCGGGCGGACCATCGCGAAGGCTTCAGGGGTTGCCACAACGTAGCCGTGCTGGAAATGGAGCCACACGTCCGCGCCTAGGGTGTCGTTGTTGCCTGTGATGGCGTAGAGGTCTAGGGCTTTTTGCCATGGGGTCATGGATATGCTTAGAGGCTCTGAGGCGCTGTAATCTTGCCAATTCCATTAGTTGAACCTGTGCAATCATGGAAATGCGTCGGCGTAAGTCCAGCCCTCCCGCGCAGTCCCATCATTGCCCGCATCTGAGTTACAGGCCGCGAAGACCTAGGCGCAGCGTCAATGGTTCCAGCCGTAATCATGCTGAGGCTATCCGCCTCCGCCCAGGTGCGCAGGGCGTCCGCCGTATGATCGCAAACACCATCCTTGAAAGGTATCGACTTGGTAATCCCGCTAGTCGTGATGACCTTTCGATAATTCTCCAGACGACCAACGCCAGAGGGCAGTTTGTCGCCGTCAGGAGTCACTACGGGCCTATCTGTCCGAGAGTGCCACCAGACACGGCCAAGGCGCTTCCGAACCTCGTTTACACCCATCCACACATCAGGGATGCGCGGCACAACGTGAACGATTCGAGGGTTGATCTTGCAGGCTAGAAGTTGGGAGAGGTAGGTCTTGCCGCTCCCCTTGTCGGTGATATTGGCGTCGTGCGGAATGTAAACGCCAGCCATCGGTCCAAACTTCCTTTCCCATGCTCGAATCACTTCGGCCACGGCTTCTGCCCCGACGCCTTCACCAGCGCACCAATCAAGCGCGTTCCAGTCCTTACCGCATGGCTGCATTAACCAACCCGCCATGTTGTCAGATGCGCCCAGGTCGAAGAAGCAATACAACGGTTGCCCAAGTTCCGGCTCGAAGTCGCACACGCGCCCCGCCTGCCGATAGCTGGCAAGCAGCGGGTAAATCTGCCCAGCCACGACCGCCCGCGTAGCTTCCTCGATTGTTGAAGGGTATTGCTGCCAAATGTCGTCCCCTTGCTCCCGGCGCTTCGACTCCCAAAACGCCATCTGCTCATCTTCAAGAACAATGCCGTGATTCTCTCGAAGCTTGTCGAAATACTCTAGCGTTTCCTCGTTGCGAGGCTTGCCGCCTGCGATGCGATAGGATGGATGGCGAAACCAAGGGTAGAAGTGAAACTTCCAATCGACGGGCGAAAGCTCCTTGCCCACTGAGGACAATGCCAGTTCGCAGAAGTCCCAACAAACGCCAAACTGACCGCCTTCCATCGTCGTTTCGATGTCAACGATATCGTGAGGTAGAACCGCGTTGATCGAGCCGCGCCGGATCTCACGCGACTTCTTCGGGAACTGCGCTGAAATGGGGCCAAGCTCCGAAAGGTGAAGGCGGTTCGGAGTGTTCCCGGTAACGGATGCCGACGCCTCAAACCTGGAGCCATTCGACCATGCTAGTTCGCTATCGTTGTTCACTGTGAGAGGATTCGCTTCATGGACCCACCTCCACAGTTGCGCCATGCCAGGGTTAGGATGCCGAGGGCCATTCTCCCACGCAAAACGGAACATCTGGAGCTTGCCGAAAGCGTCGCCCTCTGACTTGTCGATGACCGCCGCGAAAAGGTTAGGAGTCCAAAGGCACTCATCGCCATTCGCCAAGACAAGCACCGTCGAGATTCCAAGCTTTCGCGCCTTGGGCCGGAAGTTCCGAGTGTGCCGAGTCGCCAAAACTTCCGCCTGCTCTTTACGCATCACGAAGGGAGTGATTCGCCCAGGTGCGTTCGGGTCGTTGTCAGGCTTCGACTCGATCAAGTAGAAGCCAGATGACAGCCGCCAGTTGCGATCCTTGACGAGTTCGAGAAGCTTTTCAAAGGCTTGGCCTTCAGTGTCGCTCATGGGAAGCGGATTATCAGCCAGAGAAAGATGGCGATGCGGGTTAAATGTTTCATGGTATTTTAGAATTTCAGTGTTTTCTGCTAGGATTTTCTGATTCGTCCACAGGTTTTTCGGTCTAACGGTTGTTCTGCTGAGAAATTGGCAGTTGTGAAGTCGGCTGGTATTGCTCGGGAGCACCTGGGATTCGGCGCATTTTCAGCCGTTTCTTGTCGCGCTCTGGAAGCCAATCGGGGACGAACATTTCAGACAGCAGTATGCGTTTTTCTCCATGAGCCGGTGTTGCGAACACCTTGGTTTCCTGCTCTGTCTCAGTCGTCACTCTGCGTCTTACGATGCGGTATGCTATCGAGAGTCCGCGCCAAGTCGGGAAGCATTCACGGAGTATCCGGTCGTATTGACGCTCGGCGCGTTCCATGGACAAGAACCCGGTGTTGATTTTTAGGTCATGCCATGCTCCACCGTTTAGTGATGCTTGGATGTGGTATCGGATTGTAGTCGTTGATTTTTTCATAATTCGGGAAGAAGCAGAACAAGTCATGCGAGGCAACCGCCGTTCAGCCTTGTTCTTGGTTCGGGGTCTAGCGCGGCGGTGCCTCCATATTGGCGTTCGCCATACACGCGAGGCGCAGCAGCGCGTCCCGAAACCGTATCGGGGTCGCATTGGCTTCGCGTGGCGATAGCGTTGGTTTGTTGCGGTCTTTCCCGCGTTGGTCTTGGAATCCGACTTGGTGCGTTCCGATGGGTTGCGACCAGTCCAGTTCTTCCGGTTGGCCTTCACCGCGCCAGTAGAGCCACGTCCGCTTTGTCGCTCGATGCCCGTAGGCCGACTGCCACACTTCGCAGACCCAGCCGATTCCGCTTTGAGTCCATTTGCCGCGTTCCGGCGCGTTCAGGTTGTAGGCAGGCCACGCACGGGAGTTGGCTGGATGTTCGAGCACACCGCCCCAGCAGTTCACCGCCGCGAGAGCAGCCGCGAAGCATCCGCCGTCATTCATCGGGCGGTTGTGCTCTCCACCCCATCGAGCGTAGTTGGCGATTCCGAGGTTTCCGTATCGCTGGCACGGCGGATGCGCCACGACGGGCAGCGGGCCGTTGTAGAGCCTCGCATCGCGCTCTTTCGGCCATGCTTCCACCCATTGCAGTTCGGAGTAGCATCCATCGGCCTGCACGAACAGCGCAGCCACCAATGGCGAACAAGGCGCTGCACCCAATGACTGCCCCGCGAGGCCGTCCGATAATTCGAGAGTCTGGAGAGGGGCAGTCATGGGTGAGCTTTGTCGTTCAGCGGAGGAATCATAGTTTCAGCGTCAGTTGTGACTTCTCGCGTTTCAGCCAGTCGCAGGCCGCTTTGTGGAAGTCCTTCTTGATCTCGAAGCCGTAGCCCGTGCGGTTGCACCGTGACGCGGCGATGATCGTCGAGCCGCTTCCTGCGCATGGATCAATGACCACTTCGCCGGGGTCGGTGAAGAGCGTTATGAGCCGTTGCAGGAGCTTTACCGGCTTCTGTGTCGGGTGGATCTTGTCGCTTTCGTTATCCCTTGGCCACTCCATGGCGTTGAAGACCATCTTCCCGCCGTTGTTGAATTTCGGCAGCTTGTCGCGGTAGAGGATCAGCCCGTATTCGCAGTTGCCCACCACTCGCATATTCGCTTTCAGCACCTGGGCGGAGAAGTTCTTGGTGAACACGAGGTTGATGTAGTTCATCAGCCCGTGCTCTTTTGCTTTTTCGATGATTTCCATTTGTTGGTCGAAGGCGCAGAAGACGACCATGCAGGGAGCCGTTCCGGTTTCCTTCTTGTTCTCTGGCTTGAGCATCTTCGAACAGAAGTGCAGGAACTCGGAGATTCTGAAGTCCTTATCAGTGTCGAAGAACTCGCTATTCGCCAGCTTGCTTTCCCCATTCGCGCTGTCGCCTCCCTCATACCATGCCGGATTTGAGCCGTAGGCATTCTTGCCGATGTTATAGGGGATGTCAGCGATCACCAGTTGAGCCTTGGGGATGGAATGCCGCTTGTAGTTCTGGAAGTGGTCATTGAAGATTTCGTGTTTCAACGTCCTTTCCCGAATCGAAGATGCTGAACAAGGCGCGGATGGACAATCCCCACCAGCCTCCAGTTCGGCTACGGTTTCCGGCTTCGTTTTCGTTTTACTCATGGTCGGGGGCTTGGGGTGTTCTTGGTGGGGATGCCATCGCTTTTGCGTTCTGCTCCTTGCGGAGTCTTGCGGCCTTCCGAGCTTCCTGCATCGCGGCTTGCTGTGCTGGCGTGATCTTGCGGTGGCTTGCTTTGCCGCCCTTGGAACCGATCTCTGCGAGGTATTTGTTGAGTTCCTTTTTCATGCGGTAGCCAGAAGTCTAAATGCCTTTTCGCGGCGGCTGCGATCACGAGCCGAGAGAATCGGCTGGCCCGCAACGATTCCTTCGAGGAGAGCCAAACCGCGCTTGGCTTGAGCTTCGCGCTTGGCTGTCCATTCCTCTGACTTTGCAGCAACGGCTTTTAGAGTTTCAGGCTTTGCAGCTTTGACCGCAAGCACAACTCCGATCTTTGCCAACTCAGCAGCGGAAAGATTGATTCCCCGCGAGATGCGTTTGCCGCTTTTGCCGATCTGCATCAGGCGAGCGCTTTGACCATCAGAGCCCCATCCGCTCAATTCAACAAACTCCCAAGTGCCGATAAGATGACCGATTTCGATAGTGATTTGTGCGCCGATTGTTGCGTTCATGGTGATGATCATATCATAAGCGGCTTATGATGCAAACGATATTTGAAGATTTCTACCAACGGAGCAGAACCATCACATGCAGGCAACGGCTCGAAGGTCGCCTGTCGTGTTTACAAAGTCATTCGCTCGCCGTGGGTGCGCTCAGGCGTTCGGCATACGGACCAGACGCGCCGCTTTCCCGGTCCTGAGGCAGTAGCTTTTGATCCACGCTTTTGCGGATTCTCGCCAGTAGGTCCGGCGACAGTCCGAGCACCGGTAAAGGTGGCCCGATCCAGTCAGATTGATCTTTCCGGCCCGCATCCCTTTTGCCCATCCACGGGCGATGTTGGCGGCTCCGTCGAGTTCCTTTGCGTGCTGCCTGATTTCGACGTTGAATCCGCCGTAGTAGTCCATCTTCGCGGCGACGTCGCGCATGTGGATAACCAGGGCATCCAGCTCGTCCGGCAATGCCGAACAAGGCGAGGCAGAGCAACCGCCATGAGCGGGTTGCTTCTGCGTGTTTTTCGTGGCTCTTTTCGCGCTCATGTCGGTGCCTGCTCTTTTTCGTTGTTCGCCTCAATAGATCGCAATAGCATCCCGCAGTAGATCAGCAGGCCACGGCGCAGGAACACGCGCTGATAGTGGT